GGTCATCCGGCCCCGCGTCACTATGAGAATCTTCCTGGAGCTGGCGGTCACTGCGGCGGCGAAGAAGGAAAGAACCACATCTGTGCGTTTGAAGCACCTAAAAGAAATTAGGAAGTGACATGCGGATACTCGTATCGATAGAATTGAATGATGAACAAGTCAAGAAAGTCGGATGGGCTTTAGGCAATTACGGCGATCAACCTACTCCTAAAGAAGAAGTCAAGGATTGGTTGGATGCTACACTAAGTGACACCATAAATGAGTTGCCGCACCCACCGGAATAGGAGATATTATGAATGAAATTGATCCGAATGCTTATATCGAACAGCTTTTTCAAACGGAAAATCCTGACGAGCTTACGCAAGAAGCAATCATCGCAGCCATGCTTACATCTAAAAACACGTACTCACCCTACAGCAAGTTTCCAGTGGGTGCGGCGGTGGTGACAGAGCAGGAAATAGTTTTTTCTGGCTGTAATGTCGAAAATGCGAGCTACGGAATCACACTTTGTGCTGAGAGAAATGCCATCACGACAATGATCGCCACTTTGGGCCCAAACGCCAAGATCAATGAGGTAATCATCTATACGCCGACCATTGCACCCAGTGCTCCGTGTGGTGCTTGCCGACAAGTAATCCGTGAATTTGCGGTTAGCCTTGACAACACAGTCGTAAGATCCTACGCAATCAATCCGCATACTAAGCCGATAGTATTAACTATCAATCAGTTACTACCGGAGAGTCTATGAAAAAGACTACTGTAATCCATGTTCGTGACTTTCGTCCTGGCGACGTCTATATCGGCAGAGCACATAAGAATTTTGCCGAGTCGAAGTGGCACAATCCATATAGGATCGGTGTCGATGGCACTCGTGAGCAAGTCTTATTAAAATATTTCTTCTATATTATAACACGCCCTGATCTTTTGGCTGCCCTGGAAGAGCTGCGGGGTAAAAGGCTTGCTTGCTGGTGTCGTCCAGAACAATGTCACGGTGACATACTAATTGCATTATTATTTGGAGACAAATGATGTTTGTATTGCAAGAATGGATAAAGCCTGTAGGTTGTAAAATGCAGTCGATCTTGCTCAGTGGGTTTAGAGCACCGGATCAAAAAAACAAAAGCCGTCAAGAAGTGCGTCCGATGGTTGAGAAGCAAGTGTCAAGTAAACAAAGAAAGCTACATGCAGACAATCGAGATGAGCAAAGAGCTGATTTTGTCACAGACACAGAGATAAATTTGATTCACAACCTAAATCTAAGCCGGTTAAACCGTGCGAGGCTTGTGAATATAAAATACTCCGTGTTGTGTTCCAGACGAATGTAGCAAATACCGAGAATATCAAAAGGCGGTGAATAAATGAGAGAATATATTGCATTCGCAATTATGTGTTTCATCGTGTTGTGGAGCTTCATTAGAGGCTATAAGCAATGGAAGAAAGGTCGATTCATTTCTGCCTTGATCTTCACGCTCATTGGAGCATACACGCTAACCCAAGTAATCGCGAAGCTCGGAGAATGGTTATGAATGACATCCAGGAACAACCAATAGTCCAAAATGTATTTAAGAAAGAGCTGGAATGGTTCGACAGTGACATCATTAGACGATGGGTTATTGATGTCTTCGGCCAACTATGTCCTGGCTATTTCTGGTATGTCCCAGCGTCTATAAAAAATTATCACCCGCCGATCTGCCGGCTGCGTGGTGGGCTTGTCCATCATGTCAAACTCGCAATGCGATTCGCAAAAGATTTTGCATTAATGTGGGAATCCGAAGTCGATTTGGAATCAAGAGATCTTATCTTTGCCGGTGTGCTCTTACATGATATGTTAAAGCATGGTGACACCGAAAATATATACGACACCTTCGTAGATCATAAGGAATATAATCAGGGTCATGGTCGATATTGTGCGGCTCAAATTATGAAGCTTGGTTTTATGCAACCCTGGCAACAAGAAATAATCAAAGCTGTTCGTTTTCACATGGGGCAATGGACTCTTGATTTATTACCAGCCGAAAGATTTGAGCAGGAAAACAATATCGTTGTAAAGAGTGTGCATCTTGCTGATTACGCTGCAAGTCGAAGTCTTCATAAATGGTTTGCCGAACGATATACAGATGAAAGTATGAGGTATTTATATTGACTAAGCACAATCTATCTGGTATAATAGTCTCTTTAGGTAATGAAGGGATTAAAAATGCCGTACAAAAGACAAGGCAAATGCCTATATGTAAAAAAGCACGGTCGATGGTTCAAGTGGAAATGCTACAAGACGATCCGGAGAGCAGCCTCTGCTTTGAGTTATTACAGAGGCCGCCCAGGTCATTAGTTTTTCATGCAAAGCAAGTGACACCGGTGCTTGATAGACGTGTGAGAAGTCTATGCACAAAACCATACCCAAATCATCCAAAAGGCTGTCCGAATCACGGCAATAAAAACGGTTGCCCGCCAAAAGAAAATCATCTCAGAGAAGTCTTCGATCCCACGAAGCCGTTCTGGGCATTGTGGGCCGATTTCGATTTTGAATTTCATCGAGCAAAGATGAAACATAAACATCCTGGTTGGAGTGACCGTCAAGTCGAATGTTGTTTGTATTGGCAAGGCACTGTAAGAAAGTTTCTGCGTGAGAAAGCACAGAAGTTTCTACATAGTTATGCCCAAGCGAATCCAAAGTTTGTAGATCGCGGGATACGATACACTGAGGGCCCAGAAGCAATGGGAGTCAATGTCACTGCTACTATGCACAACATCGGAGTAGAATTAGAATGGCCGCCAAAAATTATCGTTCGTAAAATATTCTTGTTGGGAGTGAATTTAAGATGAAGTTACCGCATTGGACAAAATCATTACCGCGTAAAGTTGTTATCACTGGAGTGGCATATAAGATTACTTACAATATGAGGAGCGGAGCGTGTTTCAACTGTAGAACAGCTACAATAAAAGTAGGTTGCAGATGTACAAGGGACACTACTTTACAATCACTTGTCCATGAAATCTCTGAGATCGCTCATGTGCATTTATATAATCGATTCCATAATGGCGATATGCGGTTTGTTATGAACCATGATCGATTTGATACACACAATAGCGAGCTTGTCGCTGCATTACGAAACTGTGGATTAATGAAGTGAGATAATTTATGATGACTAAATTATATTTACCGGTAGGTATGATCGGTTCAGGTAAGTCCACCTGGGCCAGAGAGTTTATTAAAACAACCCCAAACACATACATTATTGCTGGTGACGATATTCGCTTTATGTTGAATGGTGGAATATACGAGCACGATCCGGAATTAGAATCTGCGATCAAAGAAATGTTATTTAATTCTACACGAGCGTTACTAAAAGGAAAGCATAATGTGATTTTAGACGAATGCTATTGTAGTTTAAGCAAAGACATGAGGAAAGAAGTAGCTTTAACTTTAGGTGACACTATCGATGCTTTGGATACGATAGCTGTTGTTTTTCCAGAAAGAGGTATGCAGGATCGCATCGAAGATAAAGTAATGAAGGGACTTCGTGGAAAAACTGTTGCTTATTGGAAGCGTGTCTTTCGTGAAATGTTGGAAGACTATGAACCGTTTAACAGAGACAAGGAATATTATTTCGATTCAGTTATTGAGGTAAAATGAACCCATATAAGGTGACATCATTCGAGCTAAAGCTCGCATTCATGGAATATTATCGTTTTCGCAAACAATGCGTTGTTGCAGATGAGTATAACGGAGCGGATGTAATTGCCGATAGTGGGTCGGAGATCATAGAGGTTGAAGTCAAAGTTGATAAATACGATCTGCTAAAAGGTGAATTAAAGAAGAAAAGTAAACACCAAAGCTATAGGGTTGGTGCAATGTGGCACATGTGTCATCCGAACAAGTTTCTATTTGGTGTCACCGAAGAGTTAGTTGAAGATGCAAAACAACTTGTAGAAAAGTTAAATCTTAAATATGGTATAATTGCATTTAACACTGAATCATTTCTTAAATCAATTGAAGATGGGTTCGATCCATACACATTACGTCATGTACGAATTGTTAGATCAGCAAAAAAGTTGCATGATCGCTATAATAATAGACAGCAAATATTAATCGCAAAACGTGCATCTTGCAAATCAATTAGCTTGATGCAGGATGTAAAGAAACAAAAAGTATTAGATGTTTGGAGATAAAAGATGAGCAGAGAGAAAAAAGAACAACGTAAACAAGGGATGATGCAGGGACAGCCCGACGATTTGGCACTGGAAAATTCAATTAAGATTCGCTATGGTCAAAACTGGCCTAACACGATTTTGAACCTGATCAAGCGAATTGAAGGTGTAAATAAAACGTGGATGCAAATAATAAATCTCATTATGTTCAACGACGATCTCCGAATTACTTACGCTCGTGAAGATCATCAACTTGTAATCACTGTCGCGTATTCAGGCCAAGTAGAACAACATCCAATCTCTATTGATACAGTGATGAAAGAGTCACACTCTATCGAAGTGCTTGTTATGAACAAACTCGCTGAGTCTGCAATACTTCGGAAACTCTCTGTTAGTCAAGCAACTCCTAATCTTCCTGGATAATGAAGAAGCTCGAATTTCTAACGCCGGAGTTTATTGAGAGCTGTAATGCCTGTGGCATTCCATGTGATCTCAGTATATTTCCGTGGAAGTACCTGGGTTATAGTGATGAAGAATTCATGGCCCTGGAATTGTGGTTTGAGGGTGGGCACGTAATTCCAAAGGAACACCAACAAAAGCTCCTGGGTGTTGTGAGAGCCCAGGAGCGGCAACTACGTAGGCGATTTGAGCTTACTCGAAAACGCAAACCGTATTCAACTAAAAATCAATTGGAGATGTTCTAATGAGAATTTCAACACAAAAAAGTGATCCAGGCTATGATCCTGAGATCCATCTAAATCAAAAACTCGAAATTTTTGTTGATGGTAAGAAGATCGAGACTGCTGTAACTGCCGATACCGATGAAGGATTTGTTCTTTGTTACGGCAGGAATGCCAAAGGCCGAGTTGTTGAACAAAAATTGACTGGAAAAGTAGAAATTCACGGATTATAGAATTTTTCGCTTGACTTCTGAGCCAATATCACTTATATTAGGGTATGATAAGTGATATAATTTAAGGGCTTAAAAAATGAGTGAAAAATCATTAGATGTGAATAGCGATAAAGGTGATTCTTTTCAGATCAGCCTTGCGGCTTCTGCGGAACAAAAACTGAAAACATCCAGCCAGGAAATACAATCATGTATAATTTGGTCTGCGGGCACTGACATCTATGTCAATTTATATAGTGACGCAGATGCTAATAAGTTTAAGCTTCCAGCAGATGTGCTCTTCCCTGTGCCAGTCGATGACCTTAAAGACGTGTCTGTCTTTAATAACGATGCAAGCACAGCAATCGTTTATGTAATGTGGCGAGGTAGATAACATGCGAATTAGAATTTCTAAAGAGAGTGTTAGACAAGAAGGCACTGATTTAATATTCGATATTCAATTATTGGATTATCCTGAAATCGGTGCTCGTGGATGTGTTATTCCTATACCGGCGAATGACACTGAGTTTAATAACGCACTCAAAACAGAAGTAGCTGCGTTACAAACTGAGATCACTAATAATGATGCAGTTAAAACTCAGTTTGCTACACTGATAGATAAAGAATTAAATATTACATAAGAAGCTATTATGGCGTGGGTAAACCCAACTGGATTTTCTGACGGCGATGGTTACTGGAACAATGAGCCAAGAGCTTATGATGACCTTGTGACCAATCCTTGGTATGCAGGGCATGTTAATCATCCTGCTGGATCTTGGACAGGTTTTCTTTATTTAAGCCGTGCTGCGATTTGGTGCGATAAAGTTAGATACTGGCAAGGTGGATGGTTGGCGACAAAACTTGCTAACATCGATTTAGATGTTTATTATAATTCAGCTTGGCATAATGTTTATCAAGGTGTTGGTTCTCGATACTCAGCTCCCTATGATTGGCATGAATTAAGTCTTGGCGGGACTTATTATGTCACACAAATGAGAATTAGAATGCAAAACACAGATGGCGAAGGAAGAGCAACATTTGTTTGGGAAGCTGATTTTAATCAGACTACTGGCCCACCAATAGCCGGAGCAATAGCTGCTCAATCTGGAGCTAATGCGATTTTAACTGTGGAAGCTCCATCAGAATCAAAATCAATATTATCTCCTAAGTGGACTTGGAGTAAAGGTTGGAGCTGGTAAATGCCTGCGATAAAAGAAATAAATCTCAATACAGAGGGAGATTAAATAATGGGAAGTTTCGCAGATTTTTGGGAAAATGAAATTTTAGATCATTTGTTTGGTAAAGGCAGTTATACGCCGCCAACAATTTATGTTGGATTATCGACAGCCGACCCATTAGATAACGCCTCTGGGTTAGCTGAGCCAAGTGGCAATGGTTATGCACGAGTTGCAACGGCTGCCGTGGATTGGGATACTGCTTCGGGCGGATTAATTGATAACGCAAATCAAATTGATTTTCCTACAGCAACTGGTAGCTGGGGAACAATAACTCACTTTGCTTTGTTTGATGCGTTAAGTGGTGGTAATATGTTAGCTCATGGTCAATTAACTGAGTCTAAAGGAGTTATTAGCGGCGATGCTCCTAAATTTGTAGCCGGTGATTTAGATGTCACTTTAGATTAAAAGAGAAGTGCCATTTATCAATATTATTTAGCGATAGAATTGAAAATAAGCAATTTTCGCTTGACTTCTAAGACACAATGTCCTATAATTAGGGCAGAATGAGCCGATTACCAGTAAAAATCGACGAAAACGCTGAATTGCCGGCAATGCCCGATATAAGCAATGCTCAAATCGAGCTATATCTTGCTTATTTGGAAACATCCGGACGGAAGAGATATTCTGCAATTATGGCTGGCGTAGATCCTGGACGAATGGTTTATTTAATGAATAAAGACGACGATCTTAAAGCTCTCGAAATGTCTGCGATGCAAGGATACTGCGAGTTGATAGATGCCGCTGTCCACGATAGAGCAATTAATGGCACACCGAAAGGTGTTTATTTTAAGGGCCAGCGAATAGCAACTGAGCGAGTATATAGTGACACTCTTTTACTTGCATTAGCAAAAGCTCATAACCCGAAGTATCGGGATCATTTATCCGTTGACGCGAACGTCAAGGCTGGCGTTCTCGTTGTACAAACTTCCCTAAACCCTGACGAATGGGAGAAAGAATATGGTGGAATGCGAGTTGACCAAAAAAGGATTGACGATCTATGTACGGAGTCAGATAAAGAAAAGCAGTAAAATGATGGCCGAGTGTGGTTTCAAGAAAGATGTTGCGTTGTTAGCAGCGGCTGCATTGGCCGAAGATTGTAATAAAAAGTTTGGTGACAACATTGATCCAAATTTTTGTGTTAGAGCAGTAGCGACATTCATTAATAATAAAGCAATTGGTATAAATTGTCGTCACTGCGGATGGCGTAAACCAAAGACACAGTTTTGTACACAAAGAAATTGTAACACCGGTGACGGTCAGACATGTGATTTATTTCGTCATTTATTTGTAGTGGAACCAGAATGAGTCAAAAGGTTGAGTGGCGATTGAATGAATTTGGCGTACTGACCGCATTTATTGACGGTACGCCGGCGATCTGGTTTCCACAGCCTGGAAGCCAGGAAGCATTTTTACGTTGTCCGATCTTTGAAACTTTGTTAGCTGGAAACCGAGGCGGCGGTAAAACAGATGTGCTATTGATGGATTTTGCACAATATGTTGGCCGTGGTTTTGGTGAAGAGTGGAAAGGAATTTTGTTCCGCCGAACATTTCCTGAGCTTGATGATATTATTAGTAAGTCATTGAAATGGTTCAAGAAGATTTGGCCGAATGCGGATTACAATAAACAAGCTAAAACATGGACATGGGCCACAGGCGAAACATTAAAGTTTCGCCATATAATGCGACCCTCAGAATATTGGAATTATCATGGACATAGTTATCCGTGGATAGGATTTGAAGAATTGACTACTTGGCCTAATTCAGAATGTTATACGCCACTATTTTCGTTGTGTAGATCTGCACATCCGCAAGTAGCTAAGCTTTGTCGGGTTAGATCTACTACAAACCCATACGGCCCTGGGCATAACTGGGTTAAGAAAAGATTCAGATTACCGATGGCCGATGGAATGCTTCTTGGATCGGTCATTAAAGATCTACGAAGTGACATTCGTGATTATGAACGTGAAAAACCACGAGTTGCTATTCGCAGCTCATTGGCTGAAAATAAGATCTTTCTTCTGGCAAATCCAGGTTATGTTAATACACTTAGAGCTGCTGCCCGTAATCCTGCGGAGCTGGCTGCATGGATCGAAGGCTCTTGGGATATTACATCAGGCGGAATGTTCGACGATATTTGGAGCGAAAAAATCCACGTTATCCCAAATATCCCATATTTCCTACTTAGGAAATCAGGTTGGTTTATGAATCGTGCCTATGACCACGGGCTATCAAGACCGTTCTCAGTGGGATGGTGGGCTGAAAGTAATGGTAGGCCGATCACTTTATTTAATAAAGAATACGGTCAAGTCAAAGGTGATTTGTTCTTATTCAACGAATATTACGGTTGCACTAATGAAGATAATAAAGGTCTTAATATGACTGCCCACGAGATTGCCCAACAGATCCGAGACCGTGAAAAAGAGATGGGTTTGCGTGGACGAATTAAACGAGGCCCAGCAGACTCTTCGATCTTTTCAAAATACGATGGAACAAAAACTGTAGCGGGTGACATGAAGAAAGCTGGTGTGTACTGGGACGATGTAGATAAATCAAAAGGTTCTCGTGAACAAGGTTGGCAACAAATTAGGACTTTGTTATCTGGAGCTGTTCCGCCAGATAATGGTGTAAGAGAGAATAAAGGTATATTTGTATGTGAACGCTGCTCAGACTGGCGACGCACTGTGCCATATTTGCCGCGTGACGATAAAAATTTAGATGACGTCAATTCAGATGTCGAAGATCATGCTGGTGACATGACTCGATACCGATTAAGATGGACAAGACGAACAATTATACAAAGGACATGGTAAAATGGCAAATAAGAAAGAAAAAGCGACAGTAGCCACCACAAGTTTAGCGTATCAATCTATGGCGACTCACTGGTTTAAGATGGATACATTGCTTGCTGGAACCGAAGCAATGCGAAAAGCTGGTGAAGATATGGCCCCGCGTCACGAACATGAAACAGAAGCAAATTACGCGGATCGTATTGGTGGCAACGTGTTATTTAACATGGTTGATCTAACACTTCGGATGTGGGTCGGTAAACCGTTCGGATGTCAAATCCAATACACAGATGATTTCTCCAAACATCTTGTGCCATTAATGGATGATGTTGATCTTAATGGTAATAATCTTGATGTATTTGCACGTCAATGGTTCCGTGATGGTGTTGCAAAAGCATACAGTCATGTATTAGTTGAGTTTCCTCGTGTTGACATTGGTCAACCTCGATCAATGGCGGATGATGATAGAATGAATATTCGACCTTATCTTGTACATATCAGGCCAGAGCAACTTATCTTTGCGTTATCGATGCGAGTTAATGGTAAAGAAATATTAACACACATCAGAATCGAAGAACAGGTAGTGTCACTTGATGGATGGGAAGAAGTTGTTACTCCACAAATTCGAGTCCTTGAATTAGATGCGTACAATGCTGGAACCGATGACGAGCCCAACTTTGTTCAGGCAGTGCGTGTGGATATTCACCAACAGGACGAAAAACAAAAGTGGGTTATTGTGGATACATTCTGGATGGATATTGATTTCATTCCGTTGGTGACATTTTACGCAGATCGTAAAGCTTTTATGGTTGGCAAATCTCCATTAGAAGATCTTGCTGATCTAAATATACGTCATTGGCAATCAATGTCAGATCAAATTTCGATTCTTACAGTAGCTCGATTCCCAATGCTTGCTTGCTCTGGTGGTGATGATGAGGAAGGTCGATTAGTAATTGGCCCTAAAGAATGGTTATATACTCCAGATCCAACAGCTCGATTTTATTATGTTGAACATAAAGGTCAAGCAATTGAAGCTGGTAGAAAAGATCTCCAGGATCTCGAAAAAAGAATGCAATCATACGGAGCTGAATTTACAAAGGAACGTCCTGATCGTGAATCAGCTTCTGCAAGAAATCTTGATTCAACTGAGGCTACATCACCACTTCAAGATGTCACTTTTCGATTTAATGATGCAATGAATAACGCATTGTGGATAATGTCACAGTGGATGAGAAAGAGTCATTCGGGTAAAGCAATGGTGCCGACAGAATTCACGTCGCCCGAAGCAATGGAGCTGCAAGCACTATATAATACCTGGGCCGAAGGTGGTCTAACTACAGAAGAATATCTAAAAGAGCTACAACGTCGTGGCGTGTTATCAGAAGAGTTTGTTAATTTCGATAAGAAAAACAAACCAAAATCTGATAAAGATAATCCTAACCCTGAGTAATGTTTAATTGATGAAAGGAAAATGAAAATGAAGTTTGATTTCACCAAGAACCGCAAAGTCGAGAAACTTGACAGTGTGCCCGAAAATCTCCGTGCCTTCTATGAGGAAGTCGAAGGTGACGGTGAGGGTTTCCAGCTCAAGACCGACAGTGTCACGACCGCAGCGATTGCCGTCATATCTGGGCTCAATGGAGCTTTGACGAAGGCTCGCGGTGACGTGGAAACAGCCAAGAAGGCCAACAAGGTTGATCTAACTATCTTGGCAGATTATGGTGATACTCCGGAAGCGATTCACCAGAGTGTCACTGCAAAGATCAAAGAGCTGACTGCTCAAGCATCAGGTAATGAAAAAGATGTCCAGCAAAGAATCTCTGTGATCAAGAAAGAAGCCAGTGAAGCCATGACAAAAGCTCTGGCCGAGAAAGATAATTTGCTGGTTGCTCAGAAAAACACTCTACACAACTACATGCTTGACACCAGCATTATGAACGCATCTTCTGCTTTCCAGGGCCTAAATGCCAAGCTGGTTGCACCGTTTGCTAAACAGCAAATGAAAATCCAGGAAGCAGATGGAGCTGCTCAGGTAGTAATCGTGGATTCAAATGGTGAACCTCGCTACTCCAAACAAGCAGATCGTGCTGGCGAATTAATGCAGGCCGATGAGCTGCTGCTTGAGATGTCTGAATCAGCGGAATTCAAGCAACTCTTCCCATCACAGCAGGCAACTACCGGTGGTGGAACACAGACAACTCACGTTCCAGTAGGCGTTCGTAAAACCAACAATAATAAGCACCAAACACCCGCCGAGAAGATTTCCGCTGGACTGACCAAGAAGAAATAGAAAATTTTTCAAAATAATCGGACTCAGGAGTAAATTTCCCTTGACTTCTGAGTCCGATAATATTATAATACAAGCTGAATAGAGCACTTGGCAAGGGTGATCCTGGCCGGAACCGCGATGGTTTTCAATGTGCTGATTGAAAATTATAAACGCGAAACCGAGAAAGGAAACAAAAAATGGCAAGTGTAACATTAACTGAAAGTGCCAAACTGGCACAAGATCAACTGACCGCAGGTTTGATTGAGTCAATCATAACCGTCAACCACATGTATCAACTGCTCCCGTTCGAGGGCATCGACGGTAACGCTTTAGCGTATAACCGCGAAAATGCTCTTGGTAACGTTCAGGCTGCCGGCGTTGGTGACACAATCACCGCCAAGGCTGCCGCGACTTTCACTCAGGTGACAAGCTCGCTGACCAAGATCATCGGTGATGCCGAGGTTGATGGCTTGATTCAGGCCACTCGATCTGCAATAAATGATCAGGCTGGTGTCCAGATCGCATCCAAAGCCAAGAGTGCTGGCCGTGAGTATCAGGATCAGCTCATCAATGGTTCCGGTGCTTCGGACGAATTCAACGGCCTTATCAACCTGTGTGCTTCCGGCCAGAAGGCCGCCACAGGTACAAACGGCTCGAATCTGAGCTTCACCATAATGGACGAGATGCTCGACCTCGTGACTGCAAAAGACGGCGAAGTCGACTACATCGTCATGCACGCCCGCACGATCCGGTCTTACAAGACTTTGCTTCGTGCACTCGGCGGTGTAACGATGGCGGAAGTTTTCGAGCTGCCCAGCGGTAAGAATGTTCCGGCATATTCCGGTGTTCCGATTCTGAGGAACGACTGGGTGCCCATCAACCAGACCAAGGGTAATGGCACTGACTGCACCACAATCTTCGCCGGCGTCTTTGATGACGGTGACATGAAAACAGGTTTGCTCGGTTTGACTGCCCGCAACGCCTTCGGCCTTCACGTCGTGGATGTTGGAGAGGCTGAGTCGAAAGACGAGCACATCTGGCGTGTCAAGTGGTACTGCGGCTTAGCTCTGTTCTCCGAGCTGGGATTGGCATGTGCCGACGGCATTCTTGACTAAGAACGATCTCAGAATAAGGGAGTCTTCGGACTCCCTTTTATGCATTTTGCATTGTTGACTACGAACCAGAAAGGAGAATTCTAATGGGACTTTATCATGTACAGTTACCGGCTGATGCTCAGTTTACATTGGTCGATGGAAAAAATTCTGCTATTATTGTGGCAGATTCTACCGCCGATGCTAAGCAGGTTCTCAAAGCCTACATGAGCATCCCCAGCGACGCTGCGTGGGCCGCTGCAACAGTCACCGCCTTAACCGAAGGCACTGACTTGGAGAATTGGCGGGCCAAACTCATCATTAAAGATACCAACGGCGACATTGTTGAGACCGTCGAGGTCACTGCTGCTTCTGGCGATGACTTTGATGACATTGGTGGTGACTTGGTGACAGCGTTGAATGCAACAGACACAATCGCGGGTGCCGCATATTCAACGCCGAACCTCAAGATTGCCGAGACCACCGATGGTATTGGCGATCACACCGTCGAGTTGTACTTCCTGCCCCCGACTACGTGGGACGATCCGACGATCAATCTTGCGTCCCTCTATGGTACGCTCGTCCACGAAGGTGCCAGTGGCGACGCACTGACTGTCGTGCTGAACGACATCGTGCTTCCCGCAGTGAAGTATCAGATGAAGGCGTAACAGAAATCAATGAAGAAGTGCCCAGGAACGTTCCTGGGCCACTCTTCTATTATTACTCTTCTATAGTTGGAGATTAATTATGCAACTTCAAAAAATCCGAATGACCCTGACAGGTGGCCTCGAAGGCAAAACAATCGTATTGCGAAACCGTCAATTTGTTGATGGTGTTTTTGAAGCTACAATTCCTGCAAACGATCTCATAGGCTTGAAAAAATACTTCACTGCAAGTTATCAAGTCCAATTTGAGAATCTGTCAGTCACGGCTGAGGAAGAGCCGAAAAAAGAAGTCAAGGAAGAGGTCGAAGACGTAAAAGAAGACGCCGAGGTTAAAGACAAAGAAAAGACCGAGATCAAGGATGAAGTCGAAGACGTCGTAGAAGTCAAGGAAGAGACGCAGGGAGACGATCACGCGATCAGGGAAAATGATGCTATTGTTATGATTGCTGATGAGAAAAAAGAAAAAGAGGAAGCTGCCGTGGTTGATGCTAATCTACCTAATGCCAGGCAGCAAGCAATCATCGCCGCCGTAAATCAGATCGACAAAGAATCGTGGATCGAACAAGACACAAATCCTCATCCGAAAGTAGCGGATGTTGCAAGTATCATGGATGATCCAACCGTCACCAAAGACGAAATTGTTGAGGTTATCGAGAAATGGCTTTCGTAGTACAAGATCCTGATGCACCAAAATCTGATGCAAATGCGTACATGACTGTCGCTGAATGGAAAGCTTATTTCGATGATCGTGGGATTACGTACACCGCAAACGATACGGAAATCGAGTACGCGATTGTCAGGGCAACGGATTACATAGATTCCAGATGGACGTTCGCGGGTTCTCGTGAAGATGCGGATCAATCTACTGAGTGCCCGCGATCTGGAGTCTATGATCCTCAAAATGGTTGGGAGTTAGACGGTTATCCTGATGAGCTTAAAGAAGCCTGTGCAGAATATTCAAAATCTGTTATAGATGGTACGTCACTATATCCATCACCGAATGTTGATCAGACTGGTCGATCAGTTAAGTTGAGCAGAAGGAAAGTCGCTGTTTTGGAAAAAGAGACGGAATATTTTCAAGGCTCACAATCAGCTAATAAGATACCGTGGATCTCACATCCATTAGGCGATGGGAAAATGAAAAGAACGCGGCTGTTAGCACCTACGCGGCGTACATTGGGGAGAGGCTAATGGCACTTCCTGCTGATTGGGCGTGGGTTGAAGAGCTGATCGATGATGAAGGTAGATCGATAACGGTTACTGTTCCTGGAGTCGAATCAGATGCTAATAAACCGTGGCGTGGAAATGTGGCGGGGACACCAGTTTCTGTTATTGGTGTGTTCTTTAATTATAGAGCGAATCAGATTGATGGTGATCAAATTAAGCGTGGCGATCAATACGTAATTTGCTATCCACACGCTACAACAGATATTGAGCAATGTACTAAAATTGAAGATTCGCTTGATAATTCCAATTGGAATGTTGTTAATGTACAAAAAATAACAAATAAATCAGACATTTTGCTTTACATTTTGCAAATTAGACAGTAAAATATAGGTATGATAGTATCGCGTACAGATGCAAGAGACAGAATCTTGGTTCCACTGAAAACAGTGGTTACTGCACAGTCACTGTATGCAATTTATGACGATACTAAAAAAGCTGTGCCGACAGATGGATCTGTCAAGTGGGTTCGTATTTCTGTTCGACATAGAAGAGGAGCACGAGCATCTCTGGGCCGAAATGATGGAAAAACGAAAAATACCCAAGGTGGTTTTGTGTTTGTGGAGATTTATACTCCACGAGAAAATGGGTTAGTAGATAGTGACCTTATTTCTGCGGCGTTCGCAGAAAGTTTCCGATCTGGAGCAGACGGTGACATCTGGATCAGTGATGTTTCAGAAGTTGAAGTTGGTGAAGATGGAAACTGGTTTAGAGTAGACGTAATCGCTGATTTCGAGTATGACTTGATACAGTAAGGAGTTAAAAAATGGCAGCGGTAAATAAAATTAATTCAAATGTAGTGGAGACAGCTTACGCTGAGGAGCAGACCATCAAGACATTGCCTGGGACTCCTGTATGGCGTCCTCTCGACGTAAATAGCTTCACCGATTTCGGCGGTTCGATCTCCAAAGTCTCCAGAATGCCGTTCCGGACAGATAGGCAAAATCGTAAAGGTCAAACTGTTGACCTGGAAGCAGCCGGAACAGTCAATCACGATCTCGTGCAGGCAGGCTTGCAGGATATTCTGCAAGGTTTCTTCTTCGCAGATCATCGCGTAAAAGTAGATTTTGGCGGAAGTGGTGAAGTCACTAACGTTGATGCTACCGGCAATGACTACGAAGCCGCAAGTGGATTAGATGCGTTCGACGCAAACGATCTCGTCTTTGCATCTGGCTTCACTAATGCTGCGAACAACGGTCTCAAGACAGTGACATCTGCTGCGGCTACGTCACTGGTTGTAAGTGAAACTCTTGTCAATGAGACTCCACCTTCTGGGGCAAAGCTCGTAAAGGTGGGTCATCAATTTGCAAGCGGTGATCTCGAAGTTGATTTCACCGGCAGTCTTCCAAAATTGACCACAACCACAAAAGATCTAACCGAGCTGGATCTTGTTCCTGGTGAATTCATCTACATTGGTGGTGACGCTGCGGCAACGCAGTTTGACACCAGTGGAATGGGTTTTGCTCGTTGTAGATCCATCGCAACGAACGAGATTGTCATTGACAAGTGTCAAGAAGATATGGCAACCGATGCCGGCACTGGTAAAACGATTCAGGTCTTCATCGGTCGAGTATTAAAGAATGAGACCGGCACTGACATTGTCCGCAGAACCTATAATATTGAACGTCAGCTTGGTGCTCCTGATGATGCACTACCAGCTCAGATCCAAAGTGAATATCTCATTGGTGCTGTACCCAATGAGCTGACCATTAATGTTCCAACTGCCGACAAAGCAATGTTGGATCTTGCGTTCGTCGCAATGGACGTTGAGCAGAGAACCGGAGCTACTGGCGTCAAGAGTGGTACAAGAATCACTCAGGCAGAAGAGTCAGCCTTTAATACTTCGTCTAATGTACCTCTCATTAATTTAGCAATAGTTAGCAACACTGACGAAAATCCAACTCCGTTATTCGTTTTTGCCGAAGAGATGAGCATCACAATTAACAATAACGTGTCACCCGACAAAGCCATCGGCACCCTTGGTGGGTTCGATGCAAGTCACGGTAACTTTGTAGTAACTGGTACTCTAACAGCTTACTTCATGGATGTCGGTTCAGTGGCTGCCGTGAGAGATAATAGTGATGTCACGTTGGACATGCACCTTGTTAAAGAGAATGCCGGTATCACCATCGATATTCCTTTACTCGCCCTGGGTGATGGACGATTGGATGTTGCACAAAATGAAGCGATTCGTATTCCACTGAGTCAGGAAGCAGCTATTGGAACCGGAGCGATAACTGGTTTCGATCATACGATGTTGATGTCGTTCTACGATTATCTGCCTGACGCAGCCGAATCTTAATCGAAGTAACTAATGGCCCTGGGCGTCCCAGGGCTCTTACTTTATTTTTTTGGAGAAGAGACATGAGTAATCCGTTGCGAAAAATCTATGAAACTGACACAAAAGTTGAGAAGGAAGGCGTCATCGTTGAATATGCTCCTGGTATAGAAATAAGAATAGCCAGGGCCGGTGGAGCAAATAAGAAATTTGCAAAAGTAATGACCAGACTTGCTCGTCCGCATCGCCGTGCAATTCAAACCAATTCGATCAGTGAAGAAATTTTGACGAACATGTTCATTACAGCTTATGCCCAGACTATTGTTCTTGATTGGAAAGGTTTTACCAAAGACCTTATCACCCACGACGATGCCGATGCAGAAATAGAGCTGGACTTCAACCAGGAAAATGTCGAAGCTGTTCTTCATGCACAACCGAATCTCTTCAAAGATATTCAAGAGACCGCTGATAATATTGCGGTCTTCCGAGCTGAAATATTGGAGAGTGATTCGGGAAACTGATTGACTGCCTGCTCTACTATCTTGAGATTGGGCAGGCCGAACAACGCATGATCCGTGAGTGTTTTCGCAGGAAGCGACCACTGCCTGAACGTATACAAAATGCTCCAGAGCTACTTACTGGTCTGGAGCTTTACTTTGAAGCATTCATTGAGTTGAACACTTGCCGAAGTACAGGCTGGTCTCCTGGGCCTATTCCCGCATGGTGTATCGATGAGTATAGTTGTCGTCTGAATCTAACAGAAGACGAAGCAGAAGATTTGCTCTATCACATACGTAAAATGGACGCAGCTTTTTTAGAACATATTGCTAAGAAAAACAAAGATTCTGCTTGAAATCAACGATATTATCGGGTATAATACGGGTATGGCACGAAGCTTTGCTAAAAGAATGGAAGCGGTTGGTGATGTGTTGTTTTTCAACGTATCGAAGACTATACGTAGAGCCGGAATGGCGGCTACTAATGAAGTCGTGCTTAGAACGCCGGTGAAGACTGGCCGTGCTCGAATTAATTGGCGAGTAGGACTTGGCACTTTTACAACGAAAGAGATTGAAGCACCTGACACTGACAATAGAAATACGAATGCACAAGTTGCTGCTGCACAAGCGTTAATTAACGCATCAAATACATTGAAAAATTGGAAAGTTGGAAAAGGTAATATTTATATTGCAAATCCGATACATTATATTACAGATCTTGATGAAGGATCATCTCGTCAAGCACGAGCTGGTATGACTAAATTTGCCATCGCCGCAGCTCGTGATGTTCTGAGAACAGGAAGGTTACTCCGTGGCTGATAAAAAAGAAATACTACTCATTGAAATTCGTGAAGATGGTGCCCGCGTTGTTAAGAAGAATATTGCAGATGTCGGTAAAGCTGGCACTGCCACTACGAATCAAATGGATAAACTAAAAGGAGTCCTTGCTGGATTGATCTCTGCAAAAGTATTGCGTGACACTATCCTGCTCGCAGACTCTTATGCCAATATGCTTAACCGACTTAGAGTTGTCACATCAGGCACCTGGGAATTGCACGCAGCGATGGATGCTGTATTCAAGATGAGTCGTGAAACAAGAACAGCACTTGAAGCAAATATTGACATGTATTCTCGTATTGCTATTAACACTAAACAGATGGGTTTGGGGATGAAAGAAGTTGTGCGATTTGCTACACAGTTAAACCACGCCATCATCCTATCTGGTGTCACTGCCCGTGAAGCTCAGTGGGGTATGGTTCAGTTTTCTCAGGGTCTTGCCGCTGGTGCTCTGCGTGGCGACGAGCTTCGTGCAGTTATGGAACAGTTACCGATTGTTACCCAAACACTAACTCGCTTTCTGGGCATTGGTCGAGGCGAGCTACGAAAGTGGGCATTCGAGGGTCGTGTCACTACCCAGGTAATCATTGACGCATTTAACGATGCAGAAAAGAGTTTGGCTGAAAGATTTGGTAGACGTATTCCGACAGTGGATCAGGCATTAACTGTTCTTCATAGCTCTATAACTCAATTCGTCGGTAGTATGGATCAAGCTATTCAAGGGACATCTTCTCTTGCCAAAGCGATTCTTTGGTTAGGCGATAATATGCACACAATTGGAAGAATTGTTTTAATTGTCGGTACAATGCTTGGTACAGTTTTTCTCAAGAATTTAATTATGATCATTGCCCAGATGAAATTATTTAATTTGTCTGTGCTTGCAGTACATCCGTTAGCAACTGCTTTTCTTGCAACTGCTGCTGCGGTAGTTATTTTCTCAGACAAAATTAGAATTGCTAAAGATTCGTCAGCTACACTATCGGATGTATTTAAGGTTCTTGGTGAAAGGGCTAAGACTGCATATCGCGTTTTGCGTGAAGGTTTAGGATCTTTAGTCAGTGGTCTTAGAATCCAGAGAGAATTTGAAGTGACACTTGAAAGTGTAGTCACTGACGCAGCTAAATTTATAGATAAATTTCTTGGTCTATTTGTTGGTGCGGGTCAGGTAATAAAACGTATTTTTGAGATCATACCTAATGACGCAAAAAGTGCGTGGAATGATATACTTGGTGGTGTCGAAGTAATTGTAGATTACGTCAAGGCAGTGTTCCAAACTATGGGTGATTCGATTAAGATTTTCGCATTGAACGTCAAAGCTGCAATGATCGCAATGTCAGGGGCAGTTAGACAAGCCTTGGCTGGCAATGTTTCGTTGGCGAAGGATTATGCGGATCAAATGGCGTTCTCACTCAAGAAAGCAGCCACCGATGGGTTCACGAATTTCTCTGATATTTTGAATAGAAATCTCTTAAAAGCTGCCGACGAAGACACATTAGCTGGAGCAAGATTCAAAATAGAATCGGCTGGTGAATCACTTGCCGAAGCATTCATACGTGGTTTTGATATGTCGGATCTTATTACTACTGGTGTCACCGACTTATTTGAACAAGCGAAAGCTCTTTCTGGTGAGCTTGCTGGCGGCCCTGGTGAACCTGGAGCAGCTATATTTTCTCCGACGCCAGTCCAAACTCAGCTATTAAAAGATATGATCGGTGACGTTGGTTCAATAAATAATAAGATGTTACAGTTAAAGGAATTGTGGGAAGCCATAAATACACAGCAGCCAGGGACTGAGGGTATGCAAGCTACGTTAGATCAAGTCAATCGAAAAATGGCCGAGTTAAGATTAAAAGCACTGTCGAGTAATACTGATGTTATTTCTGGTTTCCAACGTGGCTCTATAAAACTCGGTCTTGAGATAAGTAATTTTGCTACACTGGCTGAGAAAACAGTCACTAATGCGTTTAGCTCTATGGAAGACGCTTTGGTTCAATTTGTTACAACTGGTAAAGCTGATTTTAAGGGATTAGTTGATTCAATGCTTGCTGATATGACACGATTATTGGCACGACAAGCATTAACGGGCATACTTAATACGTTGTCTCCTGACGGTGGTGGAATCCTTGGCGTTCTCGCTGGCGTTCTCGCTGGTGGTAGTGGTGGTAGTGGCGCTGCACTTCCAGGCAGAGCTAATGGCGGGCCAGTTTCTCCAGGCATGTCTTATATGGTTGGCGAACGCGGCAGACCTGAGATCTTCCAGCCCGCACAACCTGGGCATGTGACACCAACTCAACAAATAGCACAGGCACCACTGGCCCAGGAAGGTGACGTCGTAATTCTTAATGTGGCGAGTGAAGAGGAAGCACTACGTGTAATGGCAGGCCATGAAGGCAAGAGAATAATCAGAAATGAAATTAGACTCACACAAAGTGGGAGATAATTATGGCATGGTTTAAGGGATCAGCGACAGACTATCACGATTGGTTAGATACACTCAAAAATTTAGCTAAAGATGATCATATTTTAGCTATAACAATCTATGATGGTGGAACAGGTTATGCAGTCGGTGACACAATTACATTAGCTGGTGGAACAAAAAATCACGAGCCTGAAATTGAAGTTAGAGGAGTTAGCTCAGGCGATTATGCGTCTGGAGCGACTGTTGCTGCTGGCGGTACAGGCTATACTGTAGGAGATTTATTAACTCCTTCAACTGGAACATATATAGTGACACCAATCATTGAAGTGACATCTGTCTCAGGTGGTGTTGTAACTGGCGTTCAAATAAACAATCCTGGTATTTGTACATCGCCGCCGACAAATCCAGTCACTATGAACGGCGGTACTGGCTCTGGTTGTACAATAAACTTTACTTGGACAGCAGGCACTGGTATTATTACTGATGTCTTTATTAATGATGCTGGCGTGTATACTGTTCAAGCAAGTAATCCGGTAAGTCAAAATACATCAAGCGGAGCTGGTACTGGAGTAAAATTTACAGTGACATATACCGACACCGCATGGGATACAAAGCTTGATGTCGAACCAGATGAAGCGACGGGTGTAGCAATCAGTGTTGCCGGTACTGGCTATACTGTTAATGATAAAGTGACAGTTGTTGGTGGAACATTTACGGAAGCTGCTGTAGTAAATATCGATTCGGTTTCTGGCGGCGTTCCTACAGCCGTGTCTGTTTATACTGCTGGTGAATACAGTACGACACCGAGTAATCCTGCAAGTACATCTGGCGGCACTGGTTCTGGCCTTACATTAACGATGACTTGGACAGATTGTGCTGATGAGCGAAAATATCTTATACTACACAACACAACTTCTGATCAATACGTTGGCTTCAAAGCCTATAAGGTGACAAGTCCGTCAACCGCCTACATAATTCAGGTAGTAGGATTTACCGGATTTAATTCAATAGCAACACCGTGGGATCAACAACCTGGAGCTTCCGTAGCTGATCCCGACAATGAAGGCACCTGGGTTCCATTATCAGGTGGTGGATCGCCTGCAACAGTTTATTATTGGATCTCAATCCAAGATGAACGAATGGTTGCATCTTTCAAAGTTGCTTCGGTCTATCCAAATATGTACGCTGGTGCGATTGATCCATACTTAACCGCCGCCGAGTACGCATATCCACAACTCATAATGGGTTGTGTCGCTCAGGAAGTACCGTATACTTATGGTGGTGTGGATTTTGCTGGCATGAATAATCCTGGTGTATGGTTAGCTGCAAGCTCATCTTATCCTGGCCCTGCATGGTTAAGAAGCCCAGACGGATCGTTTAAGCAAGTAATTAATTGGACAGTATCTGCGGGTAATCCACTATACAACCAGCTTTATCTCGGCGTCACTCCATGTGGTCATTCAGATAATTCAGCTCCGGCTGCACCTAATGCGTGGTACTCAAACATACAAGATTGGCGGGATATGTTTACAATCACTACTACTATTTTAGGTAGTCAAAAAGAATTAAAACGTGTCAATGATGAATTTGTAATTATACCTTGCATCGTTGCATCGAATGCAGAGAGAAAACAATACGGTACTATGCGTGGTGTATTTTGTATTAATCCAAACGGTGTAATAAATGCAGAAGATAGAATTTGGATTAATGGCGAAGCTTATAGAGCATTTCAAAACTGTAATAAATCGAACAGAAATTATTTCTTTGTTCTCAAGGAGTATTGAGGCATGGCATATCAAACAGGATCAGCAAGTGACCAAACGGATCTAATGAGTAAGCTTACTACGTTTGCTCAGGCGAACGGCTTTACTCAAGATTACTATAATGGAACAAATCGACATCTGTCACTAAGTCGACCAGCAGATAATATTTATGTTTCATTCTGCTGGGATGCAGTGGGTTATATTCAGATGTATCAAGCATTGGGATTTTCTGCCATACATAATGAGAGTCCGTGGAATCAAGCAAATGATAGTGGTAATGGCACAGACTCTCCAGATACCCTTGAGGATCGCGAGCGACAAGTTTCTGCTATCGGAAATGGATCGTTTCCATCTTATCATTTCTTTGCTTACACAAATCCATACGCGATTCATGTCGTCTTAGAATTTTCTGCTGGGCTATACCGTCATTTTGGTTTCGGTAAGATCGATAAGACGGGCACCTGGACAGGCGGAGCATGGTGTGCTGGGCATCTATGGAACCCAGGTAATTCGTTTACTATGTATGATGAACCAATTTCTAATGCTCATAGTGTTTTAACGGATGGTGTGCTTACTCCTGGAGCAACATATTACGGGACATATAATATTAATGCTGGTGCAACACTTCATTGTGAAGGTCTTCCAGGTCAAGCGGCTGCCAGTAAGTGGGGACATTGTGTTTATATGAGTACGACCGATGTTAATCTCGGAGATGATCGAGCCAGCAATCCTCGAATTAGAATAGCTGGTGGGTTTAGAGCTGGTGTTGCTCTTGCTCAGTTCGGTCAATTCTTGCCTGATCTCGCAAACGGCTACGTCCCAATTATTCCAATTGAGTTATTCTATTATCGCAGTCTTAATGGTACGGATGGGGTATATTATCTTGGTAGAATGCCAAATGTAGGGCAGATTCATTTACATGGAATCGATCCAGCCGAAGAAATTACTGTCGGATCTGATACATGGATTGCATTTCCGATGGTTCGCAAATCTAATATTGGTGGTAACAATCAAGAAAGTGAAAACGCAGGTATTATTTACAAGAAAGTGACATAATTATGAGCTTTTCAAACTACACCGAAAATTATTTGCTGAACCTTTTGTTCACAAATAAAACAATTTATTGTGCGTATGGTTCAGCCCACACCGAGTCTACTTTCACCGAATTATCCGGTGGTGGGTATGCTCGTGTAGCTTACGGTGCATGGACATTAACCTCAGTTGATGTTGATGATCAATACGTATCAAATGATGCCGCAATTACTTGGCCGCAAGCAACTGCTAATCAAGGGACATGTTCGCATATCGGAATCTACGATGCACTAACAGGTGGCAACTTCCTGGGCAGTGTGTCACTTGCATCACTTGGTTTAGACGATATTGAAGTTATCACAGGGACGCAGATTAGTATTGACGCGACTGAATTCAAAGTCAAGCTTGACTAAGAGGAGAAATTATGGCTATTTCGGTAAATACAGCATGGGAAGTCCGAACAACTGGTGCTGCTACAAATGGTGGTGGCTTCAAGGATCTAAACCCAGGGACATCTGTTGATTATAGTCAGCAAAATGGAGCACAGCTTTCATTGACTGATATTGCATCTAATGGAGCTGGGACAGGCATCTCCTCAGCAACTGGTGGATTCACGGCTGCGATGGTAGGTAATTGTATGTATATCACCGGCACTGGTTTTACTACTGGTTGGTATCAAATCACTGGATACACCGACACAAATAATATTACGATTGATCGAAGCTGCGGAGCAAGTCAAACAGGTGGAACAGGTAATGTTGGCGGAGCTTGGCTACCTAATTCTACAGATTTCAATTTGTTCTTCGGCACAGTCAACAAATCAAATTACAATGAAATATATATTGAGGCCGGCACGTATAGCTCTCTCGGCACAGTGACTTTATCTATTGTAGCTGGCTATCAGAGACTTATTGGATATAATACAACAAGAGGAGATGATCCGACAGGTACTAATAGACCACTCTTCTCTTTTGGAAATAGTGGAGCTAACCTAAGTATAACAGGCAGCTATTCTTGGGTTACGAATTTACGATTTGATAATCAAAATTCAGTTCTACCCACAACGACATTTAGTACCAGCGGTTCAGCAACAGTTTTACGTAATTGTAAAATTACACGAAGTAATTATACCGGTGTTGCAACTGCCTGTTGGTTTAGCGGTTCTTATCAAAAAGCTTTTGAGTGTGAATTCGAGTGCACAAATGGCAATGCTATACGCACATCTAATAGTATGTGTCTCATTCAGCATTGTTGGATGCACGATTCAGTTAGAGGAGTTTATCTTACAAGCTCTCCATTTTCTTTAACTGTAGATCATTGTATTGTAAGTAATTGCTCTACTTCTGGCTTGGAGCTTTCCTATAATGGTAAAGTTAGTAACTGCATTATTTATGATTGCGGAACAGGTGTGACATTCACGACACAAGTTTATTGCTCTATTATCAATACAATTATTCAAGACTGCACAACTGGGCTTATAGCAAGTGAGCACTGCTATAATGATAACAACATTCTATATAATAATGCAACGCAATATAGTGGTGGTGTCGTGGCTGGAAACAACAGTTTAACATCTAATCCGAATCTAACAGACCCAGTGAACGATGATTTCACATTAGGTACAAGTAGCCCAGCGTTTAATGCCGGTATTAAGATTGGGACACATGTAGGACTTCCATAATGGCCGAATATAAATTCAACATTGGGGCCTACCAAGGCGATCAGGATGATGGCAAGTGGGATTTTAATATTGGTGCGGCTCAAACAGATAAACTGTTATTTGCAGATGTAGATAAAATCATCGCAGGCGTGGGATCGCTCGATATTGCTGGCATGAATATTGATGTTGACGTCACTGGAATTGATCTTGAAGCTGCTGGCTCGCTTGATATTGATGCGATGAACGTTTCCAACACTTTCAACATAGGTCATGTGTTATCAGATATTACGACATTCATTCGTCCAGGACAAGATCCAGACTGTGATCAAGGCTCGGCTGTAGTTAATAATTGGTCAGCTCCTATACCGATAGAGACAGACGAATTGACTGGAGTGGGCACGCATGATCAAAAAAGTCCAAGTGCAATGGACGAAAATGATTTTACTGGTGCTGGACAGGTGAGAGGCCATGAATTTACGTGGTATGAGCTGACTCATTTAATACCTCGTGTTGTTCAAGAATTAGGCAATCTTGTATCAGAACAAGTTATTAATTGTGATTTATATAATGCAGATCGTAATGATAAAATTACAGTGACATCAATTACCAATAATCTTGGTTATGGTATTGACGTAGCTGGCGTGCCATCAACACCGTTTGATATTGAATCGCAAGACAGCCTTGAGTTTACTTTGACTGTTAAGACTGTTGGTGATTTAACAATCGACGCATCATATACGCTTCATACAACCGTAGGTGATTATGTAATCTATATTACTGGATCTCGTATTGTGATGTTCCCGTATCGTCCGGAAGCTCCTCTGCGTGAGCATCTGATTTTTGATACAAAGATTATAGAGGCCGTAGATGGTTCTGAGCAACGAATAGCGAATCGACAATATCCTCGTGGTATGTTTGAAGCGACATATAAAGAAGGCCAGCAATTCATCGAAATGCTTTTATTTGATCGTCAAGCAAAGATCGTTGCAGTGCCTGCGTGGCATGAGCCAGCTTTCTTAGATGGGCCTTATTCTGCCGGTGTAGATACAATCAATGTTAATACTACTAACTACTCAAACTTTTATGTTGGTGGATATGTAGTTATAATTGAAGATGAATACACCTATGATGCGTTGAAGATTAAATCAATGACTGCAACGTCACTAACTTTTGAATCTCCATTAAGCAATAACTATACTAAAAGAGCACAAGTGATGCCGCTACTCACAACATATATCGAAGCTTCGGCAGCGTCGCTCAAAAGGCCATATAACCATCAATATTTCAATTTGCGAATTCATATTTATCCGGAAGTTAATGATATTGCTTCTGCTGCGGCATGGCCGACATATAATAGTGAGCCATTTATGAGCGGTAATAATTTGATTGATGGTGGACAACTTGCAGAAGCTATTCGCACCAAAATCTTCGTTGTCGACAATCTTACTGGGCTTCGTACACAGCATTCAGCGTGGGATCATAGTAAGCGATATAGTAAAAAAGGCTGGAAGACGAGTAGTCGACAAGAGCTGTGGGAATTACGTCAGCTCCTACACTATCTCAAGGGTCGACAGGTAGGTTTCTATATTCCGACTTTCTGGAAAGACGTCACTCCAACTCAGACTTTAGCTATTGGTACTCTGACTATGACTATAGCCAATATTGGTTATAAAGTCAATGCCCAAGAGAGATGGCCGAAACAAGTAATTCGCGTTCACTTAAAATCAGGCACCATTTTAACCAGGACTATTCAGAATAGCTCAATTGTGAGCAATACGGAAGAGCAATTGACTGTAGACACTGCTTGGCCGTCCACATATACTGTTGATGACATTGAAAGAGTAGAATTTTTAGAAAAAGTCAGATTAGATGTTGACGACATCGTCATTGTTCATTATAATGGTTTAGGACA